CACCTGGCGAACCTTTCTGACCGACAACGGCAGCGCGTATATCTGGGGCAACGCGCCGGACCTATGGCGCCTTTGGTACGCCGCCGGCCTGGAAGCGTCGGAGGATTTCACCCTTCGAAACGAACTGGTGTGGGATAAGAAAAGCAGCCCCGGCATGAAGTCGGACGCAATGACCCAGTACGTCGAAGCCACCGAGCGTTGCCTGTATTTCCAGTTCGGGCCGCAGTTTTTAGGAAACGTAAACAGCGACCAGTATTGGGAGGGGTGGGACGAAGTGCGCGCCTACCTGGAAGCGCAAGCCGACGCGGCCGGGCTCACCTCGAAGCGGTGCCGGGATATTACCGGCGTGCAAATGTTCGCCCATTGGTTCAGCAAGTCGCAATGGTCGATGATCAGCCAGAAGTATTACGACGCCCTGGCCGACGCGTTGCCGGGTCACTTCGAAAAGCCGTACCACGAATTGCGGGCGGTCTATGAGAAATTGAAAGGCGGGTACCGCGGCCACGTTAACGGGATCCAGGGCGGTATGCGGGCCTACTTCGACAACGGCCACGACATTATGCGGGACGTTTGGGACTTTATGCGGGTGACGGGCGAAGAGCGCCACGGGCACGCCACCCCGAAGCCGGTCGAGATGATGGAACGGGTAATGAAAACCAGCCTGCCGCGCGGCGGTCTTTGCTTTGAACCGTTCTGCGGATCCGGTTCGACGTTGATGGGCGCCGAAAGAACCGGCCGGCGTTGCTACACCATGGAGCTAGCCCCGGCCTACGTCGACGCCACCGTTCGACGCTGGCAGAACTTCACCGGCCAGCGAGCCGTACACGCGGAGACGGGGCGCCTGTTCGATGACTGTTCTTCGTGAGCTGTTAACGAAAACGGGGGACGAAGCCGCCCAACTTTCCAAAACGTCCGACGCGGACACCCAGGCGGCCGTCGTTTTCCTGCTAAGCAAGATTAAAGCCAAAGACCACCGGGCGTTAGTTCGGTACCTGGAAAGCGAAGACGCCCTGGACGCCATACGGTCGGATTTCGAAGAGCACCGCCGGCAAGACGTGGGCACCCTGGCGAAGCTACTGCAGACGGCCGGCCGGCAGTTATCCCTGGCGGCCCTGGTGTCGATCGTCTTTATTCTGCAGAGCGTTCACGCCGGCGAACCGCTCCGGCTGAATTTCTCCCGCCAGGTCCAACTAACCGAACAGAACCACGAAATACCGAACGACGACAACGGCTGGCTGGTCGCCCAGATTGCGAAGCTAACCGACGAAAAGATGACCGTGAAGCCGTCGGAGTGGGCGGAAACGAACCGGTACCTACCCCCGTCGGTGACTTCTATGCCGGGGTTCTATTCTTACGACGTGGCGCCCTTCCTTCGGGAGATAGCGGACTGCCTGGCGTTCGATTCGTACGTTCGGGAGATTGACGTTATGAAGGGCGCCCAGATCGGCGCCACCGTGGGCGTTCTGGAAAACGCGATTGGCTACCTGATCGACCACGTAAAGTCGGCCCCGGTTATGCTACTGACCGCCGACTCGGAGCTTGCGAAAATTCGGGTGGATTCGTATATAACGCCGATGCTTCAATACTCCGGCCTGTCGCACCTTATCCGCTCTTCGGATGAATCCAACAAGCGCAAAACAGGCAACACGAAGACCCGGATGGAGTGGGCCGGCGGCGGCTTCCTGGTACCCTTCGGCGCGCGCAACGCGGACAAGTTGCGGTCGATATCCATTCAGGTGTTGCTGGAAGACGAAGTCGATGCGTTCCCGGACCGGGTGGGCAAAGACGGCGACCCGCAAAAGCTGGCGGAAGCGCGAACCAAGGCGTACTTCGAAACGCGCAAAATCGTTCGGATTAGCACCCCGCTGATCAAGGGGCGCAGCCGGATAAGCCGCGGGTATGAACGCGGCGACCAGCGCAAGTTCTACGTGCCGTGCAAGAATTGCGGAAACGACCAGGTCCTGGTCTTCCAGGGCGGCCGGGATAGCAGCGACGAAAAGCGGTACGGGCTGAAATGGGAAACCGACGAAGGGGTCCTGGTTCCCGGTTCCACCCGGTATGTCTGCAAGTTTTGCCAGCACGAACACCGGAACAGCGACAAAGCGTGGATGCTTCCGCGCGGCCAATGGAAAGCGACGGCGAAAGCCCGGGACCCGGAGCACCGAAGCTACCACATTTCGGCGCTATACTCTCCGGTCGGTATGTTCCCCTGGGATGCGATTGTTCGCGACTGGCTGGAAGCCTGGGACCCGGCGAACAACACCGTGCGCGATGTCGGGCTGCTGCAGGAGTTCTACAACAACAACCTGGGCGAGCCGTTCGAAATAATCGGGTCCCGTGTCCGGTTCCGTGCCGTGTCCGCCCACCGGCGGGCCGTCTATCGCCTGGGCGAAATTCCCAACAAGTTCGCGGCCCAGTACGCCGGGTCGCCGGTTCTGTTCCTCACTTGCCTGGTGGACGTTCACAAAAAGAATCTGGCCGTTTCTGTCTTCGGCTGGACGCGTGACGCGCGGTCGTTCCTGGTGGACTATTGGCGCTTCGAAGTGGAGGGCAGCGAAGACGACTGTGGCGAAATCAGTTCGCCCGTGTGGGGCCGCTTGCAGGCCCTTCTGGAAGAGTCGGTGTACACGGCCGACGACGGCAAGACCTACACGATAGCCCTGACCCTGGTGGATGCGGGCTACGCAAACGACACCGTGACCGCGTTTTGCTCCGCGTACGCGTCGGGCGTTTATCCGATATTGGGCCGGGAAAGGCCGTCGAAGAACCAGACCATTAAGGAGTTTGCGGAGTTCAAGACCCAGCAAGGCACCTACGGGTACCGGATCCTGGTTGACCACTACAAAGACCGCCTGGCCGGTGTTCTTCGACGGGAATGGCTGGAAGACTCGGGCGCCCAAAAGCGCTACCACTTCAATGCCCCGGTCGATACTACCGACGCCCAGCTTAAAGAATTGACCGTGGAAAGCCGCCGCGAAAAGCTGGACGACAACGGCGCCGTGTCGTACTACTGGCACCGGCCGGGCAATGCGCGCAACGAATTGTGGGACCTTTTGGTGTACGGGCACGCGGCCGTGGAGATACTGGCCTGGGGTATTTGCATTCAGCACTTCGAACTTCCTAGTGTTGACTGGCCCCGCTTTTGGGACTACATTGAGAAAGAGCAGCTATACTTCGACCCGCCATCCAAAGAAAAAGCGAAAATGTAATGGACCGCGAGTTTCTAAAGGCACGAATAGTGGCAACCAAAGCCGCCATAGTCGCGTACGAAGACGCGCTGACCGCCCTGGGAACCCAGGGGGGCGTGCAGTCATACACGTTAGACACCGGCCAAACCCGCCAGACCGTGACCCGCGCGGACATTCCTGGCATGAATCGAATGATCGACTCCCTGTACAACCGATGCGTGACCCTGGAAACCCGCCTGACGGGCTCCGGCGTCATAACAGCGAGGCCGGCATGGTAAGCAAGCCCAGCATACTTCAACGGGCAATCAACGCCGTGTGGGGTGCGTCGCACCCTGGCACGCAAGGCCCGGCGGACGGCATAACCAGCGTGGACAATTTGCAGCCGTGGAGCTACGCGGGGCAGACCCAGTTCGCGCCCTGGGAGAACTCCCTGTACGACGGCGGCAAGTTCGCCGGCGGCTTCGGGCCGACCCAGGTTCAGATGGTGGACTACTGGACCCTTCGCGCCCGGTCCGCCCAGCTCTTCAACGAGAACCACTACGCCCGCGGCATCATTCGCCGGCTAATCACCAACGTTATCAACACCGGACTAATGCCCGAAGCGTGCCCGGAAGAAGAGATACTGGGGCTGGCGGAAGACTCCCTGGCCGACTGGACAGAAGAGACGGAAACCCGCTTTGGCCTATGGTCGAAAAGCCCCCAGGTGTGCGACTTCCAGAAAGAATCGACTTTCGGGGCAGTTCAGCGCGCGGCGTATTCCGAGGCGCTTGTTTGCGGTGATGTCCTGGTCGTGCTCAGACAGAACCCGAAAACTAAACTGCCGCAAGTGCAACTGGTAAGCGGTAGCAGCGTACAAAGCCCGCTGGGTAGCAACGCCAGCATCCGGCGCGGCCATACAATCAAACACGGGGTGGAGTTCGACGCCGTAGGCCGGTCGACCGCCTATTGGGTCCGCCAGGAAACCGGCGAAACAAAACGAATCCCGGCGTACGGTGAAAAGTCCGGCCGGCGCATAGCCTGGCTGGTCTTCGCAACCGATAAGCGCCTGGACGACGTACGCGGCCAGCCGCTTCTGTCCATTGTTCTTCAATCCCTGAAAGAAATAGACCGGTACCGGGACAGCACCCAGCGCAAGGCCGTGGTCAATTCGTTTATGGCTATGTTCATCAAAAAGAACAGCGACAAGCCCGGGACGCTACCGATGACCGGCGGCGCCGTCCGCAAAGACAGCGTGCCCGTAAGCGATAGCACAACCGACGGCACGCCGCGCAAGTTTAACATCACCCAGCACGTCCCGGGCATGATCGCCGAAGAGCTACAGGAAGGCGAAGAGCCCGTAATGAAGGGCGGCGAAGGCACCGACGTTAACTTCGGCACGTTCGAAGAGGCGATAGTCTCGTCGATCGCCTGGTCGCTGGAATTGCCGCCGGAAATTTTGAAGCTATCGTTCTCTAACAACTACAGCGCGAGCCAGGCCGCCATTAACGAAGTGAAAATGGCAATCCACCTCAAGTGGGGCGACTGGGGCGAAACCTTCTGCCACCCCATATACGTTGAATGGCTGATCAGTGAAAACCTACGCGGCAAGATTTCCGCCCCGGGCCTTTTGGAAGCCTGGCGGGACCCGTTGAAGCACGACATGCTGGCGGCGTGGGTTTCGGCGGACTGGTACGGCGCTATTAAGCCCAGCACAGACATGCTCAAACAGGGCAAAGGCTCGAAGCTGTTGGTCGAACAGGGGTGGAGCACGAACGCGCGCGAAGCCCGGATAACCACCGGCACCAAATTCAGCAAAAACATGAAACGCCTGCGCCGTGAGAATGAGCAGAAAGCCCAGGCGGCCCGGCCGCTTCTGGAACTGCAGGCGGAGTTCGGGCAGCAAGGCGCGAACCAGGCCCTGTCGGCCGTATCGGATGCGGTCGTTGAAGCTGTCGCTGACGGTATGGAGGAAAGCCGCGATGGCGCGTACAATTAGGGAAACAGGAGGCAAGCCATGTGGCTACTAGCAGCAGCGGTTCGAAAAGCGATAGAGCGGGCCCAGCGTAACGGCGTTGTGCCGTCGGTCGAGCAGCAGATGCAATACGAAGCGCGGTACGGTTTCGACGAAGACGAAAACACCCGCGTGCTAAGTATCGCCGGCGATGTTGCGCAAATAACAGTCACCGGCGTTATTACGAACACCCCCAGCTTTATGGCTATGCTCTTCGGTGGCGGGAACGTTACCTACCCCGAAATTATCGGTGCGCTGGCGGAGGCGGGCGCAAACGCGGAAGTGAAACGGGTTGAGATGGCTATTGACAGCCCCGGCGGTTCCATTGACGGGTTGTTCGACGCGCTGGCGGCCATGGAAGCGTTCGGCAAACCG